TAACCTTCCGTATATAATCCGTAACCATCAAAAGCAGTATATAACTCCGTGCTACCTACCTGCGTAAAAGTTGTAGTTAATTTCTTAAATCTTTTTACTTGTACGTTGCAGCTTTCCGCATTAGTTAAAGCCGTATTGGTAACATTATAGTTGTTTTGAAACGATGCGTGCGTTATATATTCTTTTATGTACGGACTAATATTATAAGTTGTTTTTGTAACCGTTGGCGCAGGTATAAGCTTGCTTAAAGTATACGTTGCTGAAGCTGGTACAGAAGCAGGTGACCCGTTCCATATTCTTAATTCTACTTTCGTTTCTATTTGCCCTGCTTCATCTATCTCTACTATAAATGGAGAACGTGCTGATATATTAGCCATTATTTAGGTTGTTTTATTATGTCGTTAAATAGTTTACTTGCTTCAAGTCCGTATTTATCTATTAACTCGTTTGGTAGGTTTTTGTATGCTGCCTCAAATGGCTTCGTGAAAAATAAACTCGGTTTAATTCCTTTAGAGTATATACTTCTGGTCATTAACCACGCAGTAGATTTGTAACTCATAAACTTACCGCTCTTTCTATCTTTGAATTGGATTCGTCTTTGTGTAACCCACTTCTCCATAGCTGCCGTTAAGCCGCCTTTCTTACCTGTACCGCTTCCAAATCTAAACGGAGATTGTGGTGCCTTGCTTGCACTTTTCTTTCCTTTAACTCCTAAGTCCTGATACGCTCCGTATTCTTCCATACTAAAGTACATACCTATGGAATTAGGAAATACTTTTACTTCTCCTTCGATAGAGTTGTATAGCTTCTTACTAACGTTCTTATCCTTGTTCGTAAGGTTACGTTTAGCTTGTGCTATTATATGGTCTTTAAACCTATCTAAAGCCTTTTGTACTTCGTCTTTCTGCATCTTAACAGATACTCATTTCGTTTTTAACCAACACATCGAATGTCATTGTCCACCCTGCTAAAAGATTCTCAAAGCGTTCTGTGAATGGTTCGCAATTAGGAACACCATCTATCTGAAATAAATCCGTGTATAACGTGCCTCGTCTCATTACTTCATATACTCGTTGAAGAACTGCTAACTGAGTATTCAATACATCTTGTTCGTTATCGTTGCCTGTAAATACATCTGTAGTTTCGTCTTTTGATATATCGACAATATCCATTGCAATGATGCTTACGTTAAACCTCAACACGTTTTCCTCAAACGATGCCGAGTTAACCATAATGTGAGACAAAGGAAATATAGTCTGTTTAGCTAAGTCAACATTAAAGATGCTCCCCTCTGTAACTGAATTAACAAACGGAGAACTATTTAACTCCGTCTTTAACTTATCTATAATCGTGTAGAATCCTACCATTTTTGTTGTTGCTTTTTAATTTGTCTAATTTCTATTTCCGTCTTTTGCTTCTCGAATGTTAGTAAGGTCAAACACTTAACCAATGGTTCTCTGGTAACTGCGTCAAATCTTGTAATGTCTCCTTTAGCGAGTGCATATATGCTTTGATACCATCCCCATTGTTTTCCAAATTGAGTTTGCTCTGAATAGTCGTTAAGTCCATCCCCTTCATCTCCTTCTCCAAATAGTCCATCAAAGCCGTCAACAATTCGCTTCCTAAAGTCCAAAAAAAAACCGATGCACCAAACACTACATTTAAAGGTGCATACTTCATTACTTCCGAATAGTTAGCAGTTCCGTTGTACTCTTCTATTTCGTATTTTTCTCCTTTACGCTTTGTGATAGGTCTATACATTGCTGCCATAGCTTTGTGCATCGTATCCCAATCTGTAAGATTGCGTTCTATATCGATATACTCACCCCAAGATATATTCTCTAAGTCAGGTACAAATCCGAACTCTAAATCTCCTATCTTAAATCTGTGTTCAAACTTTTGCTTTCCAGAAAACAATTTATTAAAGTGGCTAACCATATCAGAAATATCAGATGCTTTAATTTTAATCACATCCTTTAATTCTATGCCGCAAAATAACTCTATCATTTTCTCAGCTACAAACTCTTCATCATTTGAGTTCTCAGCTACCTTTCTGAATTCTTGGTAGTGCTTTAATGGAATCTCACTTAGTGATGTTGGTATAAGCAATTCTAACTTCATATTTTTATAACTTTTATTTATCCTTATTGTTATACATAACTGCAATGCTATACGCTTCGTTTAGCAGTACTATATCTTTGTGTAGCCTCATTGGGTTGTCAAAAGATATTTTTACCCTTACACGCTTTCTATCGTATATGTAGTCTTGAACTACGGCTATCATTTCCTCAACGGATGGCGTATGTCCCATAGCTATTGTTTAATCCTAAAGTTTCCATTTCGTGATAACGTAGCGCATCTATAATGTGGTCATTGCCACCTGCAGGTTTATTTAATCTCACTCCTGTTCTATCCGTATCCCAACAGTAGCTTCTAAGTTCTTTGATTAGATTAGTGCTGTCTGACGTTACTAAATACTCTTGGCGTTGCATTACATCTATTCCGTAATTTATTGAATCCTTTCCTTTCGTAACGCCTTTAATCGTTATTCCTTGCCTTCTTATTTCTTCTATACTTTTAGGCTCAGCACTATCAGCGTATACTACTACGTTTTTTTGTAGTTCTTTAGCGATGTCAGAATTAAGCATACCTGTGCGATATACTTTCTCTCTTACTATTCTTTGTCCGTTGTATTGATATATTTCCACTATCGCAGTAGGGTCAACTGAATAACCAAAGTCTAACCCTATGCCAATTAATCGTGCCTCAATCGGAATAGTGTCGATTATCTTCCAATTATTAAACACAACTCCTTCTAAGCTACCTACTAAACCAAGTCCGTAAACGTTCCACCAATTCCTCCAATACTCAGATGTCTTAGCTTTCTCTTTGTTCTTTTCTATTTGGTCTATTATTGATTGGTCTAAGGCTTCGTTATCCTTGTAGGTTAGAATTATGAAGTCGCTATCTGGTTCGTCTTTTAGTTCCGTGTGAACCCAAAACTCATTTGTTGGGTTAAAGTCTAAGTAAACCTCATTTTTAGTTCGGATAGCAAGTTCATTGTAGCTTTCAAAAGCGACATTGTCGCACTCGTTAATATATAGTATATCCCTACGAGCGCCCCGTAACTTAGAACTATCATCAGCCGAAAAGAATTCCATAACGCTGCCATTCGCAAATTCATATCTTAAAAGTGATTTATTAAAGTTTGCATCTATGTATCGATTAGTCCACCTCATAATCTTTAAGAAGTCTTTTAATGCACCTCTTCTTAAATGTGGTATTGTTTCAGCTACTATACTAATCTCAGTAGTATTCTTTAATGCTTTGTCTATTAATACCGCTAAAATAGAATACGTTTTCGAAGCAGACGTTCCACCTTGAATTATTTTAGTTCGTCTTTTTAAAGATAAAACTTTATTTGTTGCTGTAGTCCTCTGAAACATCTGGGAATAAAGGTATTTCAATATTATGCTGCTCTATCTGCTGAACAGGTGCGCCATATCCTGAATCCATCAAAGCCTTATACGCTGCTACATCTCCTTCACGTGCCTTTTTAATTAAAGCCAAAGTCATTAAATCTTCCTGAGACATTGTTTCGTTTTCGCCTGTCAAAGGATTCTTTAGGTTTTGATTAACTTCTAACCATTGCCGTGCTATTGTGCTTCTATTACGACTCCCTTTAGGTCTTCCGTTTTTTTCGGGTTGATATTCAGAACTAAATTTCTTTAGATTATCTTCTTTTGCCATAATCTCGTTTTATTCTCGTTATTTTAATTCAAAACTTGCGGTAACTCTATTTTCAGAGCCACTTGTTAAATTTCCAACATTACTTTTTAAATCACCTTTATGTGGAGTATTTCTTCCATAATGTGTACACGCCCATTCATTTGATTTTTTTAAAGCGTTTATTAAACTTGGTGCTGATGTAACTATATTAAATCTCCATTTATCTTTTTTGTAAACTGTACCTACTTCATTCAATAATTTTAACCCTATTCCTGCTCCTTGATAATCAGGTAAGATAACTAATCGATGAACTTTTTTTAAATTCTTAACTTTAGGATGTGGAAAGTGAAGTATGCTTATAAATCCCGCTATCTCATCGTTTACTGTTGCTATAAATACATTAGCGGCGTTATTATGTGAATGACTTAAATAATGGTGCTTAGCAAACATTTTCCAAATTGACTTATCTCCGTAATTGAATATTTCAAATTTAATTTCTGGTCTATTTTTTTTTTGCCCTTCAAAACTTTGAAAGGTCATTGTATCGGTATTAAATACCCAATCGGGGAGTAACCAATCTTGTACGTCAAAATGACAAGTAACTGCTATAAACTTTTTATTCGTCTTTCTAATTGCTTTCTGCATAGCAAAAGAACCGATTTGAGCCACGTTTCTATCTACTACGCTTGTAAATTCATCAAATACAAATAATTCGTTTTTTTCTAATATTGCACGTGCTAAATCAACTCGCATCTTTTGTCCATTACTTAAAACTGAATATGGCTTTAACCAACTCGGTGGGCTAGAAAAACCTACTGAATTAAAAGCTGATGTTATTTGTTCAACGCTACATTCTTTTGGCATATCGTCTAAAACACTTTCTGCATTATATTCATAAGAAGTAATATAAGCGTCTTCAAATAATTGTTTTGCTATTGTAGTTTTTCCTGTTCCGCTTTTTCCTACAATTAAACCTATTTGCCAATTATTAGGAATATCAATATCTCCTTTAAAATGTTCAATTACGTTTTCAGATTGTAAATCAAATTTACCAATCACTGAAGCAACTCTAAAAGTTTTAGTTGGCTTTACTTCTTTTACAATGTCAAAAGTCGGCATTCGTAACCCTCCTCAATTAATTTGTTATAACTATTTTCTTGATGTTCTTCGTCTTTACATACGATTTCAATACGATATAAATTATCTATTGTACTTGATAAATCTTTTAATTCAGTTTCATCATCTTTAAATATAGGTAAGTCTAAACCCCAATCTTCTAACTTCTCAGTGTCCCATTCATTTGCTAACATATCCCAGTCCCATTCTCCAAAACCTACATTATCTTTTATAATGAACTCGTCTTTCTGTTGCTCGGTTAGGTTATCTGCTTTGACAATAAACACTTCTTTCAGTCCTGCTTCTTTACACGCTTTTAAACGCATATTTCCACCCAAAACAATATTGTTTTCATCTACTACGATAGGCCTTAACTCAAGCATCTGTGGAAAGCCCTGTATAGACTTAACCAACTTTTTAAACTTATCGTCTTTAATTAAACGTGGGTTCTTTGGATTCGTCTTTACCTCGTTTATTTTTACTTTTTCTACTTTCATATTAGTTCAATGAGTAATTATAACTTCTATACTCTTCATAGTTTACCTCTTCCATATGGATTGTTTTAATCGTGTTATCATAAAACAACACATACTCAGCTTCAGCAATTGCCATAGTGAGTTTTAAGCTATTCCATACTTGTCTATGGAGTTCTGGGTTTATAACTACTAAGTAATAGTTCACTATGCAGTCTTTAGTCTTCAGTGTGTTCGTCTTTATATTGGTTGTATACTTTCTTCAACTGATTAAGAATATCTCTCCAACAACTAGAGCAGCTTGTAGGCTCTCTGTTTATATTTAAAACTCTATTGTAAACTTTGAGTAGTTCGTGTTGGTCGCTCGGTGCTATTTCAGCAGTATTCTTACCAAAGAAAGTATCTAATACATTATATTCGTCTTCATTTAGGCAGCTAATTTTTCTGTAAGGAAATAGTTCGTTTAGCTTCTTCTTACGCTCGTCACATCCGCAGTCCTCTCCAGCTATAAACTTTACTAATTTCTTAATGCCTGTTTTCTTAAATACCTTTTCTAAAGTATCTCCTAAACCTTCAGCGACATCTTCTTTAATCTCGTTTACTAATTCTTGTGCTTCGTCTTTTAATAGGTCTACCACTTCGGTAACTACCTTTGGCTGTCTACCTCTTCTTTTCTTTTCCATTTCCTAATTCTTTAATCATTAATTCTAAATGTACTATTCTTTCTAAAAAGTGTTTTGCATCTAATAAGTTAACATTTTCGCCTTGCAAACTA